GTCACAAAAAGAAATAGAAATGGTCAAACACGTTCTGGTTTATATTCTTTGTTTATCCCAATGGAATGGAACTATGAAGGTTTTATTGACGAGTTTGGACGACCCGTGTTTAATACCCCAGGACGAGAGTGTTTTGGACCTGACGGTCAACTGATAGATATTGGTGTTATTGATCACTGGCAAAACGAAGCTGATGGTTTGCGTGATGACCAAGACGCGTTAAACGAATTTTATCGACAGTTTCCAAGAACTGAAGAGCACGCGTTTAGAGATGAGACAAAGAATAGTATATTTAACTTAGTTAAAATATACGAGCAAATAGATTACAACGAAGGAGTTAAAAACTCTAGCGCTGTAAATGTTGGAAACTTTCAATGGGTTAACGGTGTAAAAGATAGTAACGTTATTTTTTACCCAGATCCAAAAGGTAGATTTAAAGTAAGTTGGTTTCCACCAATAAATTTGCAAAATAAAGTTATAATTAAAAATGGAGTTAGATACCCAGGTAACGAGCACGTTGGTGCGTTTGGCTGTGATAGCTACGATATTAGTGGTACTGTGGACGGCCGTGGATCAAAAGGATCATTACACGGACTAACAAAGTTTAGCATGGAAGATGCTCCACCAAACCATTTTTTCTTAGAATACCTAGCTAGACCACAAACAGCAGAGATGTTTTTTGAAGATGTATTAATGGCTTTAGCGTTTTATGGTATGCCATTACTAGCAGAGAATAATAAACCAAGACTGTTATACTATTTAAGACGTAGAGGTTATAGAGGTTTTAGCATGAACAGACCAGACAAGATTTGGAATAAATTATCTGTAGCAGAAAAAGAAGTTGGTGGTATACCAAACTCTAGTGAAGACATTAAACAAGCTCACGCTGCTGCTATTGAAATGTACATACAATCACATGTAGGTCATTTAGGTGATGGAAACTACGGTAACATATATTTCAATGAAACATTGAACGATTGGTCTAAGTTTGACATAAATAAAAGAACAAAGTTTGATGCAACTATAAGTTCTGGTTTAGCCATAATGGCTTGCAATAGGCATTTATACCAACCAAACCCTAATAGAGAAAAACAAAAGTTAAATATAAACATAGCAAGATATACTAACAAAGGCAGTATGTCTAAACTTATAAAGCGATAATATGGCAGAGTCTGTTATAAAAAATTTTCCAAGCCAAGCGGTAAGCGACTTGGAAAAAATGAGTCCTGAGTACGGATTAAAAGTTGCGAAAGCTATACAAGCTGAGTGGTTTGACAAAGATCATGAGCGAAGATATGACAATAGAAAAAACAACTTTCACAAACTCAGACTATACGCTAGGGGCGAGCAAGGTATACAAAAGTACAAAGATGAGTTATCTATAAATGGTGACTTAAGCTACTTAAACTTAGACTGGAAGCCCGTGCCTATTATTCCTAAGTTTGTTGATATTGTTGTAAATGGTATGTCTCAAAGAGGCTTTAGTATAAAAGCATACTCACAAGATCCTTATGGCGTAGCAAAGCGAACTGATTACATGGAGTCTTTAATAAAAGACATGAAGACTAAAAAGTTATCTGATTTTGCTAAAGAACAGTTTGGTGTAGATCTTTACGAAAATGATAAAGAAAACTTACCAAACTCTGACGAAGAATTAAAGCTACACATGCAGTTAACTTACAAGCAGTCTGTAGAGTTAGCAGAAGAGCAAGCTTTAAACGTTTTATTAGAAGGTAATAAATACGATTTAACAAGAAGAAGATTTTTATATGATTTAACAGTACTAGGTATTGGTGCTGTAAAAACTTCTTTTAACACTTCTGAAGGAGTTGTTGTTGATTATGTTGATCCAGAAAACTTAATATATTCTTATACAGACTCACCTTATTTCGATGACATATATTACGTTGGTGAAATAAAAGAGATACCTTTAAATGAGTTAGCTAAGCAGTTTCCACATTTAGACGAAGGTATGCTAGAAGAAATAAGCAAGAAGAAGTATAGCAACAGCTATATGTACTATCGTAAAAAAGATATAGATAAAAATAAAGTTCAAGTTTTATATTTTAACTATAAAACTTATATGAACGAAACTTATAAAGTAAAACAAACTGGCACTGGCGCTGATAAAATAATATCTAGAGACGATACGTTCAACCCTCCTACTGACATGCAAGGTAATTTTGGCAAGCTGCAAAGATCTATAGAAACATTATACGAAGGGGCCTATATATTAGGAGCTAACAAACTTCTTAAATGGGAGATGTCTAAAAACATGATGCGTCCTAAAAGTGATTTTACTAAAGTAAAAATGAACTATGCTATATGCGCGCCGCGTATGTACAATGGTAAAATTGAAAGCTTAGTAAGTCGTATTACTGGTTTTGCAGATATGATACAGCTTACGCATTTAAAACTACAACAGGTTATGTCAAGACTTGTGCCAGATGGAGTTTACTTAGACGCTGATGGTTTAGCTGAGATTGATCTTGGTAATGGAACAAACTATAATCCACAAGAAGCTTTAAACATGTACTTTCAAACAGGTAGTGTTATTGGTAGATCAATGACACAAGATGGCGATCCTAATGCTGGTGCTATGCCTGTTCGAGAAATACAAACTGGAGCAGGCGGTGCTAAGATGCAAAGCCTCATACAAACGTACAACTATTATCTGAACATGATAAGAGATGTCACCGGGTTAAACGAAGCTAGAGACGCATCAACACCTGATAGAAACGCTTTAGTTGGTATACAAAAGATAGCAGCGGCCAATAGTAATACAGCAACTAGGCATATATTGCAAGCTGGTATGTTTTTAACGCAAGAAACTTGCGAGTGTTTGTCAATGCGAATATCAGATGTATTAGAATATTCTCCAACAGCAAACGCTTTTGTTCAAGCTTTAGGAGCACACAACGTTGCTACGTTAAAAGACATGTCAGAGCTATACTTGTACGACTTTGGTATATTTTTAGAGTTAGCTCCAGATGAAGAAGAAAAACAATTATTAGAAAACAATATACAAGCTGCTTTAGCTGGTCAAGTTATAGATCTTGAAGATGCTATTGATATTAGAGAAATAAGAAATATTAAGTTAGCAAATCAACTGTTAAAGGTTAGAAGAAAAATAAAGAACGAGAGAGAAGCTGAAAAACAAAAGTTAAACATTAAGCAGCAAGCAGAGGCTAATGCTGAAGCTCAAAAAACAGCAGCTAAAGAAGAAGTTAAAAAACAAAAAGAACTAGTTAAAACTCAAATAGAGTTAGAGCAGGCTAAAGCAGATTTTAGCATTATGAGATTAGAGCAAGAGGCTAAGGTTAAAAGAGATCTTATGGCTTTTGAGTTTGAGTTAAATACTAGAATAAAAGATCAAGAATCTCAAGCTGCTCAAAAATTAGAACAAACTAAAGAACAAGTAAAAGCCGAGCCTAAAAAGTTTGAATCATCAGGTAATGATATAGTAGGTGGAGGCATGGGATTAGGTAAGTTCGATCCTAGATAATAATTTTATATTTTATATTATGCAAGAAAATGAAAACATTGAAGAGGTTCAAGAACAACCTCAAGAAGAACAAGCGCAGGAACAAGAGTTAGATTTAAGTAAATTTGAAACTGCTGATGATCCTAGCGTTTATAAAGTAGATTTAAGTAAACCACCGCTAACAGCGGAAACAAATGAACAACCAGAAGAAACTACAGAAAGTACAACTGACGACACAGGAGTGGTTGCAAGCGTTGAAAACACCGAGCCCGTACAAGAACAAGAAGAAGTACAGCCGGAAGTTGAAGCACAAGAACAACCAGTCTTAGAAGAAGTAACTGAAGAAGAGGTAGAGCAGGTAGAAGAAGTTGTAGAAGAAGCTATAGTTGAAGCTCAAGCAACCGGAGAACCTTTGCCTGAGAACATTCAAAACTTAGTTAACTTTGTAAATGAAACTGGTGGTAGTGTAGAAGATTATGTAAGATTAAATAGAGATTATACAGAAATGGATAATCAAGAAGCTTTACAAGAGTACTATAGATCTACTAAACCTCATCTAACACCTGAAGAAAGAGCTTTCTTAATGGAAGAACAGTTTTCTTATGACGAAGAAGTTGATGATGAGAAAAATATTAGAAAAAAGAAAATAGCCTTAAAAGAGCAAGTTGCAGAGGCTAAAGCCTACTTAGA